CTGGGATGGCTTCCTTTACGACACGATGAACTACGAGCGTAAATTTAACATCTGGTATTTTTATGACCCAACTAAAGGACCTCGCGAGCTTGAAACAAAACCAGTAAAGCTTCGCTACCCTTTACCAAAACGAAAAAATAAACGACCTCCCAGCCGTTAAGGTTCGGGTTGACGCTCAATCAAGCGGCTTACGAACTGGGCAGAATCATTGAGAGGGCACTGCCCTGCTGTTCCTCTCAACTGCCATGTTTAAAATCAAAAATGGCTACGCATATTTGTTAATCATCAACATGTTGAGCACATTCATAAACACAAAACCCCGCCATTTCTGGCAGGGTCTGAAATTTATCTAGTGTGTCACACACGCGACTTCCCACTATTTGAGGAATTTACGCCAACTTTATGCAAAATGCAATACCCTGTTCAAAAAATGTCGGCATCCGTGCCGAACGTGCTTCACTTTGTTATTTTGTTGAATACGGACGCGGCTACGCCTTCCTCAATGTCGCATTTCGCCACCAGCGCCTCATAGAACGGCTTCCAGTTACGTGACCATGATGATTGCGTCAGTTCGGGAAGCAACGCTGTAATCGCCTTGTAGGCCACAGATGAAGGCATGCGACTGAAGCCTTTTCCGCCACAGCGTTCGCAGTCCTTGATGACCGGTGCGCCGCTGGCTTTGGTTGCCACTCGGTCGAGCGCCTTGCCCGTCCCCTTGCAGTTCCTGCAGCGTTTATGGAGTTTCCCCTTGCCCTTGCAGGTCTGGCACATCTCGCGCACCACCTGGCGCTTCGTTGTCGGCGGTATTTTCTCTTCGCCATCCATACCGACATAACCCGGGTAGGTAACGACGTCTCGCTCAACCTCAATCAGCCCCTCGCCGTGGCAGTCGTGACAGGTCACGCTGGCGCCGGCAGAGTGCGCGTATTCCTCGTAGGCAAGAGCGGACAGAATTTGCATGCAGCGAGCCATGCGGCGGCCGGCGACTTTCCCGACGTGCTTAGGGGCCTTGCGCATAGCGTACTGGGTCAGCTCTGCAACTGCCCTTTCCCGGTCTTCGCTGCTGATCCCTGTTTTACCCAGGAACGCCGCCATCCCAAAACGGGCTTTTGATTCCGCAAGCCCCAAAGCGGCCATGACGTCAGTGCCAGTGATGCGATCTGCCGATGTACACGTGGGTGAATCGGAAATTGCCAAACCCTGCGGGCTGAAGTGTTTTAACGCCGCTTCCAGTCTCATTTTTTTCCACCTTTCACGCAATGAAATTAATGCACCTATTATTGCATAAATTGCAATTCAACTCACTTCATTGCATTTTATGAAACGACACAACAACCAGCACTAAGCCACCTCATGCATGCCGATCAGATTCAAATACACGCCATCGCTATCTGCATTCATATCCTGATAGCGCGGATATTTCAGATACCACTTCAGCACATCAAGCGCCTCAATCCTGGTAAGCGGCCTGATAGTTTCCAGCAGGTGATCAAGGTATTGTTCCCGATCCCACAGGTGCCCATTCTCATTGGGGTATTCGTTTGGATACAGCTCCCTGAACGCGCCATTGCGCATAGATGACAACCAATCCCAATATTGGATTTCCCTAACCACATCGCTCAGCGTGTAAGGCTCTGGCAACACATCAGTGAAGGTGAATTCCCATGGCCCTTCTGCCATGTAATCGCAATAAATATCCTGATACACCCCATAGACTTCTTCGATACGGCGCTCGGCTTCTACAGGTTTGAATACAGCTTCCAGACTGCCAAACACACCACGCACGACACCCGCTTTTTCGTACTGGGCTTTCGCTTGGTCAATGTAATGCTGCGGATTGTCCATCCACATGGTAGAAAATACGGAAGTCCAACCGGCCCCTTGCGCCTGCAGGTGGCGCGTGTAGTTCTCCTGCGCCTGCTTCGGCGTAATGGTCAGCTTTTTCAAGGCGTCTTCCGCTGCGGCAATGTGTGCCGGCTCACCGGTCTTGATGACTTCCAGCACCCACAAATAGGCATCTGTCTGTTTATCGCCCGTGATAGTGCGCTGAGGCGGTAACGGCTTGGGCACTGCCACAGCCGTGCTGTATTTCTTCTCTGGAATGGTGAAGAGCACCCGGTGTTCAGGGTTATCACGGAACAGCCCCGACCGGCGGCAGGTGGTCTTTACCGTGTTGAGATTCACGCCGGTAAGACGTGAGATGGTTTTATACCCCTTGCCCTCTCGCTTCAGGCGCAGGATTTCGGCTTTCTGGTCTTTCATGCGTTGCACACCCTATGTTCAGTTTGACAGGGGCGGCCAGATGACCGCCCTTCCTGTTATTGACTCTGGCGCTTGCCACCACCGCGCACCGTGCGCGCGCTGATAACCGAGTCCGCCAACACCTGATACCCGGTGTTCGTCTGCCCATCGCCGCCTGTCCATTGACTGATATTCAGGGTTCCCGAGACACTGATAAGGTCGCCTTTGCTGTGCTTCGCCAGGAAATCCGCTTGTTTGCCAAAAGCCGTTACTGCCAGCCAGAATGTCGCTTGTCCCTCTTCGGCACCGTGGCACGGCAGTGGTACGGCCATTCTGCCCAATGCCATCGAGTGCCCGTTGCTGGTGGTTTTGGTTTGCACATCGGCCACCAGCCGGCCGTGTGCTGCGATATGTGCCGTCATTACATGTCCTCCTCGGTGTCGTCAGGCATCATCAGCACAACAAAGCGCGGCTGCTTGCCGTCAATTCTCAGTGTCTTTTTGGTCATCCCTTTGGCCGGTTTGTCCAGCATGCCGGCATCGGCCAGCGCCTGCGCAAACGCGACAGGATTGGCACCGGCGGCAATCTCATCGCGGAACACCGACGGGTAGGTATGAAATATCAGCGTCTCAAGCCCTGGGCGTTCTTCCCGATACCCGGCCAAATCCCGGATTGGCAAATCGCGTGGGTCAGTGTGTGGATGCGGCAGATAGCGGCTGTAACCGAAGCGTTGCAAGAAGGCTTCCGCCTGTTCTACCCAGGCCTTGGCCTCACGGTTACCCATGCCGAACTCATTGACCCAGGCGTTAAAGCTGTGCTGCAGCGCGTCGCGGCTTTCCTGCTCACTCCAACCCGTGAGCGTTTTTGACAGGATCAGCGCCCCCTCCAATACGGCAAAACGTGACGCCACTCGCCGAACCTGTTCGCTCGCTTCTTCGGGCAATAATCCCAACCACCGGCGTTCGGCAGCACGCACCGCATCAATAGCCGCCTTCTTCTGGCCGGCAAGCTGGTTTATCCATTCACGCCCCACAACGCCATAGTTCTGTTTGCAGGCGTCACGCATTGCATCAGCATGTGTTTTGCCGTCGGCATAACCGTGGTACTGCGTCGCCTTGGTAATGGGCACATTGAGCAATCGAACCAGTTGCCCGGCATTGATCTTCCCACCGTCGGCGCGGATGTAGCTTTCAAGGTCAATCTCGCCGGTGCTGAATGCCATTGCGCGCCAGCGTTTGATATCCCGATTGCCGCCCTCCTTGGCGCCCTGAATTTTGCCCACGCCGTTGAAGAGCGCATAGGCCGCCTCCGCGACCGCCTTGCGGTTGCTGCCCTGGCCGATTTCATCCAGCGGCATAAATCCGTCGTTGTGAGCCGCCGCCTCGTTCACCAACCCAAGCGCCGTTGAGTACCAGGTTAATTTCAACGCATCGGGCTTACCGTAGACGGTACTGGCAGCGTTGCCGGTGGTGGTTTTCCCCGCCGACGAGCCGCCGAACAGGTGCACCCCGAAACCGTCCGCGCCGGCGATGCCAATCAGCGGCGCAGCCAATGCGCAAGCAATACCGAGCATCATCGACGGGTTACCCTTCGCCAGCCTGGCCACGCTATTACGCCAGCTCTCGGTGGTTCCCTTGATGGTATAACCCCGCGCAGCAGCAGAGCGTCCATTGAACAGCACCGGCTTTTCTGGTGTGCCCAATACTTCCCCGTCGGGCATGATGTAGGCGCCAGACTGCCAGCCGCTGGCGCTGGCAATCGCCCACATGTCACGTTTGCCACTGCGCTGCAGATGATCGGCAAGAATGGCTCGCAGACCGCTTTTCGAAGTGATCAGCATGCCGCCGGCCTTGAGTTTGGCCCAGCCGTCACGCTCCCCGATATCGCGCAAGGGAACCGCTTCGGTGCGCCGTTCATCACTGCCCTCCGGCGTCCAGGCAAGAATAAGGTAACGCTCCGAATCATCCTCGCCCACGCCCACCACCTCGACAAACGATGAGAGCCACACCTCTTTTTCGACAACTTCCCCGCTGTCCTTGTCCAGCTTGGGTTCCACCCAATACAGACCGCCACGGCGCCCGTCGATATAAGGCTTTAGGTCGTCTTTCGTTGGACGGCTTTCCGCAGCGGTGATCTGGATGCCTGCCGGCTGATACAAGCCATTGACGAAATCCTGTCGGGCAATATCAACGCCATGCAACTGCCGGTGGTCGTCCCAATCGGCTTTTACCTCCCCCGGCGGGAGCGTGAGCCAACCATCAACGGCTTTTGCCGCCTTTTCTGCCGCCAGTTTGCCGGTGTTAACGCGTGGTTTACCTTGTTCATCAACTTCACCCGGCGCATGCCAGTCATTGTCACCGGCGATAATGATCCGCGCTGCCGGATATGCTTCACGAAAAACCTGCGCCACCGGCAGCAGATTCCCGGCGTCAATCGCGGCGACATGCAGCGCATCAGGCATCAGTAACGCAGCTGTAACGCTCGTGGCGTTACCTTCGGCGATCACAACCGTTTCAACCTCCTCAGGTAGCGGCCACGAAGCAATAAACGCGCCTTTCTTTTTGGTGCCGGCCAGCAGACGCTTTTCGCCTGTCGGTTTGATGATTTGCGCGCCGGTAACCACCCCCGCTATCGACCGCAACACCAGTACCATCGAGCCATCGTCCAGCAGGGCTTCGAAGGGGCTTGGAAGCCCCTTGTTGGCGAGATAAAGCGCATCACCCGAATGGGTTTTCAACAGCAATTCAGCAACACGGTCTGCAATCGACTTCTCGTCCCTGTCCTCATGAGCAGGTTTGACAGGCGACGGCGTGACAATTGCTGGCGTTTGCGTTGAACGGACACCGATACCCAGCACCCCGGCCAGCATTTCTGCGGCGTCGGTGATGCCGATACGGTGGGTACGCGCTACCAGGTCAAGGCCATCGCCATGATTCGGCGCATCGCATTGACGGCAATGCCACTCACCGCCGTCGTGATCGTCGATAAAGTGAAACCGGTCAGTACCGCCACAAATAGGGCATGGTCCATGCCCATCACGGGCAGGAACATCAACGCCACACTGCGGTAAAAGCTGGGACCATCCTCCCGTTGACTGGCGTTTTACCTCTCGGATCAGGTCGATGTTACGCATGGAAGTTACCCCCGCGCTTGGCAACCGAATCACCCATGTCTGCCCGCATGGACGTCCAAAGCTCCATGCCTCGCTCGGTCAGCTCACCATCAACAACGCACTGCGCCAGCCATTTGATAGCAACGCCCTCCCACTGCGGTGCTACCTCCTTCAGAGCCGCCAGAAAACTCGCATCCACCAGCTCCCGCATGCCGCTGACGCCGCCGATAACCGCCACATGGATTTCCTGTCCATCAGCATCGACAGTGAACCAATCACCGCCGTTCTGTTGACGAATAAGGTTGAAGATGGCCGCTGAAAACTGATTTGCCAGCGCATTCAGGCGAAAATTCTTGGTTAAAGATTTCATCTTTCCTCCTCAGTGCGCCGTCGGAGCCGTCGGCAAGCCTTCACGGTTCATCTGCTCAATGAAGCTGTCGTGCAAATCGGCCAGGATTTCCCGGCCGGCGTCCGACAATCCGTGATCTTCACCCGCCATCATCATGTAGAACTCGATGGCATTGTTAACGCCTTGCTCGCGGCCATAACGCTCAATGAGGGCCCCTTCAATGTTATTTGCCATGGCTAGTCGCTCCGCCATGGGGTAAAGGTTCATGCCGCCATGCTTGCCGACATAAAGCGCACAATCCTTAAATTCACCGGGTCGCCACTCCACGCGTGCCGATCCGTTTTTCTCAAGCTGTTCACGGATAAACGCCGTTGCTATCAGCCAGCGCCATAGCAGCAACAGTTCTTCGTCCGTCGCGACCTCCTTTGTGTCCTTTGGCTTTTTCCCCCAGGCCTTGAGAATGTCGAAAGACAACTTGATTTCATCTTCCCATTCACCGGCGTCCAAGCGGCGCATAACGTCAGCAAACGGCACCAGGTCTACCTGCTCGAATACCCCTTCATGGTTGCAACGCAGAATGCGGACACCGGCTGACGTGGCTTCGGCACGGTATTTACCGACAGTTTCATTTTTCCCGAATACGGCATGAATAATATTTTCCATTAGTACATCTCCAGTCCGAGGGTATTGTCCTGCGGGTTCTTTAACGCCATTTCCACCGCATTGCTCATCAGCGATGCCATAAACTCGATGCCTTCAGGCGATAATTTGCTGTTGTCTTTATTCAGCATGCCGGCATAGGTTGATTCCAAAAGCTTGAGGCTGTTTGCCTGCCCGTACTTTTTGAAGCACTCCACTTCAAAGCAGTCGGTCAGGCAGCGGTGCACGGCCTCTGCACGCAGTTCGCCCAGGATGACGGGCTGGCTGTTTACCGTTACAGAGAACACCGGGTGTCCGCCGCTGCGGCGCTTGCAATAATCCACAAACGCCTCAGCAATGTGCTTGCGATTTAATTCAATTGAGCGATTCATATTCCATCCTTACCGAATTCTGGCCGAGTGAAGCCCCCGACCGGCGTCGGTATTAAATTTGTTGGTAGCGATTAATTAATGCTGGACGTTAGCGTTTCTTTTTCTGCTCACGCTCACCAATATTAAAGTTTGCAGTTTCCGCATTCGTTTTCAGTGCGGCGGCAATTCCCGGCAGATGCATTAACATTTCGCCCAAGCTACGTAAATCTTCTCGCGCATCTGATTCCGAGTAGTTTTCACTGTCGCAGGCCCAAAAAGCCAAATTACCGATCGCGCCCAGCCCTGAAATGATGCCCTCATAGGCCGCGTCAGAGTGCTGGCGGATGTAGAACAGCGCATCGGTATCTTCTTCCTGCATGGTCGCCCGGGTTAATACCTGCTCAATATGGCTCATGCCTCACCTCCGAAGATTTTGCGCAGATCGACGCCGTACACATCCAACCACGCGCCAGCCGGCCAGGACTTGACGCTGCCGTAGCGAGGGTCGGGCACATCCACTGCCGTTACACCGCGTTCCTTGCACCATTTACGCAGGGCTGCAAACTTAAACTCACCGCCGGTTTTTTTCTCTACCTTGGTGATCGTCGCATGCTTCACGCTTTCGCCCAGACGTTCCTCAAGGTCTCGGCATTTGCGGGTGGCCGCACTGAGTTTACCAAGGGCTGAGGCTTCACGTTTGCGGCTGATTTGCGACTTGGTGCGCTCTGCTTGGTCAGCGCGCTCTTCTGCTGCAAGGCGGCCCTGCTCTGATGCCATCGCAATCTGCAGGATTTCCATCGTGGACAATTCACGCTGCACGGGGGCCGGCTGGTAACGAGCCTCCAGCTTATCGACCAGAGAACGGCGCACCGCTTTCGACTCACGCGCGGCGACTCGTAGGGCTTGCTTACGGTGCATTCGGATGACTTCCCGATCTGCACCACCTTTTTTGCTGTCCATGGGGGTTACGAAAGTTTCGTAAGCCTCCCCTTCCAGCTCATCTTTGATACGGGCAACAAAATCATTATTACGGATCGGCTTTTGCCCACACTCTTTGCGAGCTTCATTGACCAGCCCCAGCAATTCCTGAGAATCGATATAGTCAGAGCCAGAATTCAGAGCGCCACCAGCCATCAGTTCAGTTTTCTTAGCCATTGCACACCCCCTGTTCATTTTTCACCGTTGGTTGTTCACCAAGATCCAGCGCATTCGCCGCGCGCTGCGCATAATCACCGGCGGCGTCAACTACCGAGCCGACGTATCTCAAAAGGTGATCGTTGCCGGATGCCAACATTTGCTGCGCACAGTCCAACAAATCAGCTGTGCGCTGCACGTGCAGCAACACGTCTTCATGGGTCTGGTAGATATGGGTCTTATTCATTGCCTGCCTCCACAGCGCGTCGGGCGATTTCTTCAATCAAGTCGATAAGCTCGAAACAAATTTGCTCTTCTTTCCCGCTCGATGTGAGATAGCCGGCAGCGGCAGCCAGCGCCTGGATTTTGCCGAGAGCGTTGATAGCATCCAGAACCTGAACGTTACGCATGAGTGCCTCCCGCTATCAGCGCCAGTAGATATACAAAACCAGCCAGGCTACCGAGGGTAATGAGCAGAAGCCCCGCCACCAGCAGCAAATCAGCCATAACTTCCGACAGCATTTTGTAATTACGAGGTCTGCGCATTTTTCTTCTCCCGGCGCCGCTGCTCTTCCTGCAACCAAATGGCGGGCCCGTTAACCAGATCAATCGCCAGCGTGACGAGCGTATTCATGTCCGTAATATCGAGATCGTCAGCGCCGATATTCATCGCTACCAACAACGCGTTTAGCTGATCGGCCTGTCGGCTAATCTCTGGCAATGAAGTTTCATGCGACATGAGCAACCTCCTCGGCAGTAGCGTGACTTTTCGTGACTTCGTCGTGATTCGGCGTGACATGCCACCCGGCACGCTGAGCCAGTTCGATGAAAGTCTCTACCGAACAGCAGAAATGATGCTCGGGGATCGGCAGGCTCGATGTGATGACGCCGTTCTCCACGTACAACATCACGCGGCCTGTGGTGCCAGGGTAAACGCCAAGCAAGGTCAGAATTTCAGGGGGAATGTTATGCATGAGCCACCTCCGGCGCTGCCTGGCGCTGCTCGTAAACCCACATAAAGCCGTCGTCAGTGGAGAAGATTTGCAGACGACAAGGTGCAGCCGTGCGGATTTGAGCGGCAAAGGTCAGCGTCCAACGAGGGAATTTGGCGCGAGCATCATCCTCGCTATCGGCCTCAGCACGAAGCACCGTCGGTGTGGAGTCGGGAAATTCATTAGGGGTGCCCAGGAACAGGTATACAAATTTAGGGCGAGTTTGGGTATCATGTGAACATGCCATAATCGTTACCTCAATTAACGGTTTGGTTAGAAGCCCGGTAAGTGTCCCCACACTTCCGGGTTTCGCAATTTTACACCAGTGCACATTAGTGGTGTTAGGGCACTTTAAATCCAAGTGTTGGGGCACGTCAATACTTTTTTTGCCAGTAAATTTCCTGTATGGTGTTCGGGCACAATTAGGAGATTGTTCTATGGCAACACGCGCAGTAAACAGTAAGTCAGCAACAAAAGGGATTCGTTTCCCGCATGAATTGATTGAAGAAATTGACTCCAGCGTTGAGCGAGAGAAAGCGGAAAATCCAAACGCTAACTTCTCATCTTGGGTGCTAGATGCCTGCGGGCGAAAGCTCAAGGCTGAACAACGTAAGAAAGCCAAGGAGTCGCCAGAGGGCTGACCTACGAAACTTTCGTAGTGCCGATCCTGCGGTTCTGCAATATACTGACAGTGCTTCTGATTGAGAAAGCGGTCGTCCCAAAGGGCAGCATTTGCGGTGCTGCCTTTTTCTTTCCAAGTGCCGGTCATCATTTGCACACCTCACCATCAGAGAACTCAAGCCCCAGCGTGAAAAAGATGAATTGCTTTGCGGCCCGATCCGCATTCTCGATCGCTTTCTTCTCTTTTTTTCGGCGGTGCATTTTCATGCTGCCCTTGGTACCGTTCTCCCGCTTCGAATATTCCTCCGCCTTAACGAGAAAATCGGTGATCTGTTTTACCGACAAATCCTTCAATGAGGCAAAGCTGAGGTTTGCCAGATCTAATGCCTGTGGCTGGGTTTCTTGCTCAGCAAGGTCCAGCAACCAAATGCGTAACTCTTTGGCGATCTTGGTACGTGAAAGCATGCCGATCAGATGGGCACCACGAAGAGAGAACAGTCGGATTTGAACATATTCTAACTCATTGTTTTTATTGCTGACCGTCACTTTGGTCAGCGTAGTCATACTTTCAGTGAACTCTTCCTTGTGACGCTGGAAAATCTTGTTCACCTGCTTCACATCCGCATATCCGAGCAGCTTGGCCAGTTGCTCAGCCGTGAACCATATTTTCCCGTCGCCATTATCGAACGGAATTACCACCTGGTCGTGGAACTTCAGCTCGGCGATATTGGCGCCGGCAGTGAATTCAGGGTGAGTTGGGCCCCGACCAAGAATGGCCGTATTTTTCAGTTTCATTGGTTATTCCTCGTTAAAGCTTTTGATTGCCGCAAGTGAATAATGGAGACAATTCACCGCAACAGCACGCAACAAATGCACACCCGGTATTCTTTATCAGGCAACCTCCTTGCGAGACTCAGCAATACGTTGATTAACCCAGTCGTCAATCTCGCTTTCAACGAAGGCAATGGCGCGAGTGCCAATTTTTACAGATGTAGGGAATTTCCCCTGAGACATGAGACGATAGATCCAGGCCTTACTGTAACCAGTACGGCGCTGGACATCGGGAAGCCGGATTAGACTTTGTGACATTTGTATAGCTCCTGTTGTTGTTTGTGGTCTACAGGAGATATTTCAGCACAAAGGAAGTAAAAGATGTGGAACTTACTGTTTATTATTTGGAAATTGGCTGTCACTGTTTTTGGAAGTGAACAGCCAGGCGCTCGTTAGATTTTGGAACTATAAACACTCTACAACTTACGATTTTGGAAGTGTCTCGGTAGTGCCAAAATCACACGTTTCCAAAGCGTTACCAATCAAACCTCTCAATTGCCTATCACTGACAATATCAACCAAGTAACCAGCGCTCATCACAGAATTAGCTGCTACAGCTGCTATTGCTGATTTGTTAGGCTTCCCATTTCTATGCCTACAACCATTGTGTGACCTTGTTAAAGCCAGTGATAATCCAGCGATAAGTGTCATAGCTGTAGACTTGCCTTTAAAATCATTCCATTCTGTAGGCTCTTCCTCATTAATGTCTGTAGTTACACCTACTTCCATATTGGGTGCCTGCTGGTTATTCCCATTAAGGTCATATTTTTTATAATATTTATCATATGCAATATTTTCAACATGGCTAAGACAATTTGGTATATTAACATGCACATCAATTAAAAACATAGCCATTTCAGTGGCTTTAATGCATATATTCTTATTTTCTATAATTCCATGTGAAACCTCCACTTCAAGAGTAAATGAGGTTTCATCTAACGAATCACCATATGCAATCTTAGTAAGCGCAGCTTTACAATAACTTTTATTTGCCACTACAAATGACTTCACTACATCATGATAATAAAATTCGAATTGTTCGTGAAATGGGACTTCTTCTTCATATTCCCTAAGCAAGATTGCAGCAACCTCAGATTCAGGTACTTTCTCTTGTTTAGCAAGATCTTTAATAAATACCTTCAGGCATACCCCCTCACTTCTCTCGGAGTCCAATAACTTAAAAAAAGACATCACCTCACCTCACGCCCTCGAAGTTTAAGACCATACCAATCGTTCCAAGTGATGCTTAGGCACAGCCTGTTCATGTAGTGGATTATCGTCTACTGAGGTCTACATGTCTAGAATACACTGTTTATGCGTACAGCATACAACACCATCGAACGAAGTTTCATTGGTGCGACAACTGATAGGTCGGTTCAAACGGCCTAAGGTCGGTTCAGGGTCGGTTCAATAACTCAATAAAAATACTTATAAAACATACAAATAAATAATTGAACCTACTGAACCGACTGAACCTACCTACTTTTCTCACACATGAGGGATATCGATAAGATGGAGATCTATCTTCTGGCCGGCAGTCTACGAACGCTCTAGCGACTCGATATAGTCAGCATACCACTGCAACATCTCTCTACGGCCTTCCAGGTACTGCGCATGGTTGTAGGTGCCCCTGATGCTGTTCTTATCGACGTGAGCGAGCTGTAGCTCAATCCAAGCGCTATTAAAGCCCTGTTCGTGCAGTATGGTGCTCATCGTATGCCTGAAGCCGTGACCAGTGACCTTACCGCCATATCCAATACGCTTGATAACCTGATTGATACTCGCCTCGCTCATCGGCTTCCCTGCATCATTTCTTCCGGGGAAAACAAACTTGAAGCCACCTGTTATCCTCCTTAAATTCGATAGAATACAAACAGCCTGCTCTGATAGGGGCACAATATGAGGGCGTTTCATTTTCATCCGTTCGTTAGGGACTTGCCAAACTCTTGAGTCGAGATCGAACTCAGCCCATTCAGCGGCCCGTAATTCGATTGTGCGAGTACCAGTCAACATCAACAATTTTGTTGCATTTTTAGTAACCTCGCTCCCACTGTAATTATTTAAAGACCGCAGGAAATCGGCAACTTGATCAGAGGATAAGTGAGGGAAATGTTTTTGTTTGGGAGCTTTGAGCACACCGGCCAAATCAACCACTGGGTTATTTTCAGCTCGTCCAGATATAACAGCATATGTA